GAGAAGGTGAAAATCATCAGGCACATACACACTCCAACAATTTTTTAAGTGGTACTTATTATTTACATTCTGATAAAGGCGCTGGGATAACATTTCATGATCCTAGACCAGCAGCAGATGTACTTGTACCTAGAAAAAAAGAAGTAACATTAGATAATGCAAGTTTATTAACTTATGCCTCTAAACAAAATAGAGCTATAATTTTTCCATCTTGGTTACCACATTGGGTTCAACAAAATAAGTCTAAAAATAAGCGCATAAGTATAGCGTGGAATATTCAAATCAAAGGACAAATAGGAGAACACCATGAATTCCAGTCAGCAGTTATCTGATTATATATTTTATTATCCAGACGCTATGGATAGTGAAACTTGTAACAATATTATAAAACATTACGACATAGTTCCTTCGTGGAAACAATCTACATTTTCAACAACAACAAGTAATACAGGCTCATCTAAAGTTTCTATGGAAGAATATTGGATTGGCAAACCTTTACCTTACTGTGAAGATATAGAAAAGACATTTAAGTATTGTGTAGATGATTATACACACTTTCACAATACTATTAAATCAACAGAATATACAGATTATAGATTGAACCGATATAGTCAAGGTGGTTTTATGAAAAGTCATATTGATAGTATTCATCATAGTCATGGACAGAAACAAGGTTATCCACATCTTACATCATTAATATTTTTAAATGATGATTATGAGGGTGGTGATTTTGTATTATGTGGTGAAAAATATATTGAAAAAATACAAGGCTCTGCTATAGTTTTTCCTTCTAACTTTATGTTTCCACATGAAGTAAAAGAGGTTACAAAAGGAAAAAGATATAGTATAATGACATGGATACTTTAACTCATGGAAACTCTTATCATAGAGAAGAAAGATGAGGTATATCTTACCGTTGATGCCGACCCAAATGTTCAACGAGAGATATCAGAATTTTTTACCTTTTATGTTCCCGGTTATAAATTTATGCCTGCATTTCGTAACAGAATGTGGGATGGTAAGATAAGACTATTCTCACAAAAGACCAAAGAAATATACTTTGGATTATTTCCTTACATCAAAGCATTTGCTGAAGAACGTGGTTACTATATTGTTTGTGGTAAAGATGTTGACATAGATAACAAGGTTGATAAAGATGTTGTTACAAAGTTTTCTAATAGTTTAGGTCAATCGTTTGAGGCAAGAGATTATCAAATAGACGCTATATATCATAGTTTAAAGTTCAATAGGGCACTCCTACTGAGTCCTACAGCATCAGGTAAGTCTTTCATCATCTATGCTCTTATACGATACTATTCACACCTAATTAAAGACGAAGAAAACAATAGGTGTTTATTAATTGTACCTACAACATCATTAGTAGAACAAATGTATACTGATTTTAAATCGTATGGTTGGAATGTAGAAAAAAATTGTCATAGATTGTATAGTGGTTACTCTAATCAAACAACCAAAAAAGTTCTCATATCAACATGGCAAAGTTTATATAAATTACCTAAAGAATACTTTGAGCAGTTTGCTGTAGTCTTTGGTGATGAGGCTCACCTATTTAAATCTAAATCTCTAACTGAAATTATGACCAAACTATCTGATTGTAAATATCGTATTGGTCTTACAGGTACACTTGATGGTGCTCATACTCATAAACTTGTATTAGAAGGATTATTTGGTGCTGTCAACAAAGTTACATCAACAAAGAAACTTATGGACAAACAACAACTAAGTAATTTGGTTGTAAGATGTTTAATTCTCAAACATACTCAAGCTAATGCTAAGATGGTTGCCAGTGGTAAGTATCAAGATGAAATAGACTATCTAGTTACAAGTAAATCAAGACAAACATTTATTCGTAATCTAGCAATTAAACTCAAAGGTAATACTTTAGTATTGTTTCAATTAGTAGAGAAACATGGTAAGAATTTACATGAGATAATACAAGAAAAGGCAGCTGAAGGTCGTAAGATATTTTATATATTTGGTGGTGTTGAAACAGAAGAAAGAGAAAGAGCAAGAGCAATTGTAGAGAATGAAAATGATGCTATCATTGTTGCAAGTTATGGTACATTTTCTACTGGCATTAATATTAAAAACTTACACAATATTATATTTGCAAGCCCATCTAAAAGTAGAATAAGAAATCTACAATCTATTGGTCGTGGTTTACGATTAGGTGATAACAAAATTAATGCTACACTATATGATATATCTGATGACCTAACTTATAAGTCTAAAGAAAACTTTACACTAAAACACTTTCAAGAAAGAATAAACATTTATACCGAGGAAGAGTTCGAGTATGAGATTCATAACATAGAGTTAAAGGACTAATAAATAGTAGTATGGAAATTGATATAAAACTAAAACACGAACCTACACACCTAACAGATTATCGTATGGTTAAATTAGTTGATGGTACCTTATTGGTCGGTTCAATTATAGTAGATGGAAACTTTCTACGAATTGAAAGCCCTTTACAATTATGCTCAGTTAATCGTATGACCGACTATGGTGTAAAAGAAGATTCAACATTGACGCCATGGATACCTTTTTGTAATGAAACATCTTTTAATATTTCAAGAGAAAAGGTAATGGTTATAACATTATGCTCTCAAGAGTTAGCACATTATTATGAAGTTATAAAAAGTAAAGTAAATAAGAAACTTCAAAAAGCACCTCTATCTCCTGAAGAAATGGAACATATCATGCAGGTTGCTGAAGATATGGATAGAGAAGAACACGCTGAAAAGATTGATGAGATTGATGAGATGTTTAATGGTCATAAAGTTACCAGTAAGATGTTACACTAGCTCTATAGCTAATTCTCAAAAGACTACATAGTCTATTATACACCTATTCCTAAAATTGTCAAGCACAAAATTAAATTAGTTAAACACTTGACATTATCAAGAAAATATAGTATAATAGGACACAGAAAGGTTAAATTATGGAAACAACACAGAAGTTAAAAAAACCAAAAGCAAAACCTCATTATGTAGATAATAAGAAGTTTTTAGTAGCGATGGTAGAATACAGAGAAAAATGTAGAGTAGCAGAAGAAAAAGGCAAAACTAAGCCTGATGTTACTAATTATATAGGTGAGTGTTTTTTAAAGATTGCAAATCACTTATCGTTTAGACCAAACTTTATTAACTATACATATCGAGATGATATGATATCAGATGGTATAGAAAACTGTTTACAATACATGAGTAATTTTAATCCAGAGAAGTCAAACAATCCGTTTGCATATTTCACACAGATTATATATTATGCATTTATAAGAAGAATACAAAAAGAGAAGAAACAAATGTTAGTGAAATCTAAACTTATACAAAATGCAGGTATAGAGAATATGATGGATCAACTAGCAGGTGATGATACACAGTATCAAAGTGCTATGTTAGAGTTTCTACAAAGAAACAGTAAAGAAGAAGCGCCAGAAGTAAAAAAAGTTAAAACTAAAAAATAGTATATTATGAAAATTGCCTTACTAAACGACACCCATTTTGGTGCCAGAAACGATAGTCTTATATTTGATGATTACTTTCATAAATTTTATGATGATATATTCTTTCCTTATTTAGAGGAACATAATATTAAAACACTTATTCATTTAGGTGACATTGTAGATAGAAGAAAGTTTATCAACTATAGAATTGCTCATAACTTTAGACATAAGTTTTTACAAAGATTATGGTCAGAGAAGATAGACACCCACATCATAATTGGCAACCACGATATATACTTTCGCAATACAAACAAAGTAAATGCTGTACAAGAACTATGTACAACACATGATGGTTTAAACGAACCATGGATATATGAAGAGCCAAAAGTAGCTGACTTTGATGGTATGAAAATACTGATGTTACCATGGATTAATCCAGAGAACGAAACAGAATCATTAGAAATTTGTAAGACGGCAGAGGCAGATATTTGTATGGGGCATTTAGATTTAAATGGTTTCAGAATGATGGACAGTATGGTACAGACACACGGCCATGATAAAAGTATTGTGCAGAGATTTGAGAAAACATATAGTGGCCACTTTCATCATAAGAATGATGACGGTCAGATATTCTACCTAGGTAGTCAATATGAAATGACTTGGTCAGACTATAACAATCAAAAAGGTTTTCACATACTCGATACAGAAACAAGAGAGATAGAGTTTATACCTAATCCATATACTATCTTTAAAAAACTTATGTATGATGATACTGAAACAAACTATGATAAATTTGATGTAACAGACTACAATCAAAAATTTGTGAAACTTGTAGTTGTGAGTAAAAAAGATAATCAGATGTTTGACAGATTACTTGAAAGAATGTATAATAAAATAAGTGTACATGAACTAAAGATACTAGAAGATTATTCTGACCTATCTGCTACAAATGTAAGTGATGATGTAGTTGAAGGCTCAGAAGATACAATGACACTAGTAAATAACTATGTGGATCAGTTACCAGTTGATTTAGACAAGGAGAAACTTAAAGTTATGATTAGAGAAACATTTATAGAGGCACAGGATACTGATGTTATTACCGAATAAAAAATACGATATAATATATGCTGACCCACCTTGGAACTTTAAATCGTATTCCAAAAAAGGTGATGGTAGAAATGCTACACAACATTATGATTGTATGTCAATAAAAGATATTTGTAATTTACCAATAAAAGATATATCGAAAGATAGTAGTATGTTGTTTATGTGGGTTACCGACCCTTTGTTAGAGAAAGCATTTGAAGTGATAAAGGCTTGGGGGTTTGTATACAAAACAGTTGCATTTACTTGGGCAAAATCTAACAAGACTAACCTAGGAATGTTTACTGGTTTAGGATATTGGACTAGAAGTAATCCAGAAATGTGTTTACTTGCAACAAAAGGTAAACCAAAAAGAATTAGTAAGTCTGTGGCACAATTAGTTATAGATCAAAGACGAGAGCATAGTAGAAAACCTGACAGAATAAGAAACGACATAGTAAAATTATGTGGCGACTTACCTAGAATAGAGTTATTTGCTAGACAAAGATTTGAAGGATGGGATGCTTGGGGTAATGAGATATGATAATATTTAAGAAGATAAGATATAAAAACTTTTTATCAACAGGTCAACAATTTATAGAAATTGAGTTAGACAAATCTCCTGCAACATTAGTTGTGGGTGAAAACGGTGCAGGTAAATCTACCATGTTAGATGCCTTATGTTTTGGGTTGTTTCAACGAGCATTTAGAACAATTAAGAAAGACCAGTTAATTAACACGATCAATGAAAAAGAATGTGTTGTTGAAGTAGAGTTTGTTGTTGGTACAAAACAATATAAGATTATAAGAGGTATTAAGCCAAACATATTTGAGATATGGTGTGATGGTGATATGTTAAATCAAGATGCTGCACAAAGAGATTATCAAAAACATTTAGAACAAACAATATTAAAATTAAACTTTAGGTCATTTACTCAAGTTGTAATATTAGGTAATGCTTCGTTTGTTCCTTTCATGCAATTAAGAGCTAGACATAGACGCCAAGTTGTAGAGGAAATATTAGACATTGAGATATTCTCTAAAATGAATATTATGTTTAGAGAAAAACAAAAAACCCAAGATGAAACAATTAAACAAGCAGACTTTCAGTATCAGTTAGTGGATGATAGAATAGATACTCAAAAGAAACACATTGATGATATTAGTAACAAGAATAAAGATAGTGCTGATTCAAAGAAGATAGAAATACATCAGGCAGATACCGATATACAAAACTATGTAGAAGATATTAAAAGAGTTAGAGGTGAGATTGCAGGCCTACAAAAAGAAATACTAGACCAAACAACAACAAATACTAAACATCAAAAGTTACATACCATGGAAGCAAAGTTAGAAAACACTTGCAACAAACATAAAAAAGATTTGAGATTTTTTGAATCACATGATGATTGCCCTACTTGTCAACAAGCAATAGATAAAGCATTTAAAGAAACAATGATAGATAAGAAGAAAGAAAAGGTTGTTGAGATTGATGTTGCCATGGCTCAAATGGAAAAAGAGATTACTAAAACTACAACCAGACTATCAAAGATTAATGAAGTTATGGTTGCTATCAGAGAAAAAGAATTGTTAATCAATCGTTATGATACATCTATAAGTGAAATAGAAAAACAAAAAGAAAGAATACATAAAGATATTTTAGAACTATCAGATGA